TTTCTAAAGTAGAATGCTCCCAATAAATCACCATAAGTGTCAGAATAAAGATCTACACTAGTAACTGTTGCTTCAGCACCACTTGTTTCTCCAGTAAGAGTTGCACCATTAACAACATATCCAGCATAATTCTCATCATTTGCTAAACTTTCAATATCACAATTGAATAGAATTGAAGTTGGAGAATATGTATCAGATGGTGCTGGTCTTGACTTATCAAATGGATCGGATATATAAGTCTCTATCATATGTGCTGGTTTTGATATACCACTCAAAATATCTGGTGTATTTTTACCAAACTTATGATTAGGTGCTGCTGCTTTAACTCTACCTATACTATAGAATCCGTTTCTTATCCTAACACTTTCACCAACAGTAAACCCTTGAGATCCAGTTGACATTTCAATTTGAATTAATTTAGGGAATATATCAGGAGTACCTGTATTGAGTTTATGAATATGTTTAGTAAATGCTTTTAATCCATTGGCAGCAAATCCTACATTCCTAGAACGCATAAATTTATCTGCTGTTCCAGAAACTTTAACACTCTCAACATAATCAAATTCTCTAAGATTTTCAATAGTGTTTGTGAAAGATGTTTCTACTTTTTGTGTTGTAGTAGTTGTCTTGGTAGTTGTAATATCAGTATGATTACCATCAAATATATCTTGATCTGCTTCAACATCAGTTTCAGTTACATCTACAGTTGTACCTACAGTAGTAACATCAGAAACAATATTTGCTTGCTCTATCCATTTAGCACCAGTAGATTCGGTTCTATAATTATCAATATAAATTGTTCTTACCCAATTATCTGATGGTGGATCTAATTGAACAGCACCAACAAAAACAGTAACTTCAAATGGATTAACATTTACAAGTCTTGATGCTTGTGGTTGATCCAACCATGTAGCTTCATCATACTTAAGTGTTATTAGATCACCAGTTTTTTGGCAATTTGGATCTAATAATCCAAGATTAGATGACATATCTGCTGTTGTCTTATCAATAGCAGGATTTAAAGCAAGTTCTGCCCTTAGAGACCAAAAATCAACCGCACTAATTAATTCTTGATTTACAACATCAACATCACATCTGGAACCAGAATCTATATTAAAATCAATAAAATCTCTATTTTTGAAATCATTAACAACAAAACCAGTTTTAAATCTATTAGTACCTGTAGAATCTGTTACTTGAAGTGACTTAGTATCCAATTCAAGAGCAGTTAAAGAAGTCATTACTTCAAGATTGGAAACTCTCTTCTCGATTTTTCCAATATCTCTCATAGTAAATCTTCTATTATCATACATCCTTATTGCTGGTCCTTTTTGAGGATCATACAAATAAGGTGGTAATGTTATTTCAGCAACTTCCATTGAATCACCAACTTCAGTAGGTGGTGATGGTCTATCCTCAGATACACCTTTAATCAATTTAACTTGTTCAAATTTATTAATAACTAACTTATCAATTCTAGGTAAGTAATAACTATATCCAAGTACTGTACTTTCATTAGGTGCTATAGCATAATTTGTTGTAGTTTCAAATTTCCTATTAGCAAATGCAAATGGAGATTTAACACCTGTTGTAGCAGTAGATGGATTAAATGGAACAACTTTAGGTCTAAAATCTATAGTATCAGTTGCTCTATTAGCACCAACAGTAGGAATATCATAAGTATACCTATCTTTATTGTATGAGTTTACAGTGAAGAAATCTCCAGACTCTGCTGCTGATGTATCATAATAATCAAATACAATCAAAAGTCTGTTAGATGGTATAGAAGAATTTTTCTTTCTTACTATTCTAGAATAATCATAATATTGTTTTCTTTGTCCTTTGTCTAAACTATAATTATTTGTTCTATCACTATAATTACCATCACCCTTCTTTTGAATATTTGCTTCAATATTTGATTCTAAAAATACTGCCTTTTCTCCTCTAGCAAATTGACTATCATTTAATAAAACATACTCAACCTTATTTGGAGTTACATTTACTACTTGTCCAACTGCTCTACTATCTTCTCCTCTTACTTTTTCGCCAATTGATACATTATCATCTAAAGCAAGTCCACTTACAAAGGTTAATGAGTCAAATGTTGGTTTATCTTTGTTTGTAGATTCATATACTGCGATTATCTTAACAGCATCAGGAACATTTAATGATATTTCATGGTCTTCAATTCTCAAACCATAAGCAGGACTTGCTTCCAATCCCTTAGTCGTTGTTGTTACACCAGCAGTGTTAGTTACTTCTAACTGAGAACTTCTAACATAGTCTTTTCCTTTACTGGATAACCCAATCTTCTTTAGAGTGGTGTTTACAGTTGCAGTACCAGAATTTTTTGACAATCTAGTAAATTTAGCAGTAAATCCACCAGTAATCTGAACCTGCTCGGAAGTTAATTTTTCTACAGTTCCATCTTCATAAACAATAGAATACCTCTCAGCATCAAATGGTTCAAATAATGCAGTAGATATTCCTACAGCACCACCAGTTCCTGAATCTGCCATTACTTGGTCTACAGTTAATTCAATCTCTTTCTGAGCACTTACAGTACGATTTACAGCTTGACGAGTTATTGTCAAATTAGAATCTGAAAGATCAACAGTAGAAATATTTCTTTTTGGTAACTGACTATACAATCCAGATCTACCTAGATTGATAATTCTTGGAACTTTTACAGTAAAGGTTGATGTTGTTGTTACGCCAGCAGTAGGAGTATCACCAGATATAAATGTCAATGCTTGTCCTTGAGAATTTGTTCCAGCAAGATCTTCAACTGCGTCCAGTCCTATTATTGATCCATCAGCACTGATTACATTAACTCTATTATAAACTATAAGACCCTGTGAACCGTATCCAGTTTGATAGCTAATGATAGCATCTGTCTTAATACCAACAGCACCACTAAATCTTTTTCCTAAACATGTTGCTGTGGTTGTACCACCAGAATTTTTAATTTCTAATTGATCAGTAATCTTAAAATTAGGTAGAATTCTATCATATAAAACAGAATCAGCAACAAAGTTTTTACTACCATTTAATCCACTATTAGCAGAAGCTTGGTATACTGATTTGATATCATCGGTACTGTATGTCCAAATTTTTACAATTGAAGAGGTGGAATTATCTTGACCAACAACATTATCAGATTCATTAAATCTTAACTGCTCTCCAACAACAAATTGACCTGTAGTTTGACTTACATTTATCTCGCTAGAATTAACACCAGCAACATATCCAATAGCACCACTACTAAGACCTCTAACTCTTGTTCCTGTAGGTACTGAAGTTCCGTTAGAAATTTGAAGTGTTGTATATGTTTGAATATCAAACATATGAAGATCCCATTCAGTATCATTATCAGAATATGGAGCATCAGAAAGTGCATAATTATACACTCTTGCTTCACCAATCTTCAGACCAGTAGATGCGTTTGAAGCACCTTTTCTTCCATTATAAAGCTCAACTATACTAGAATCCCCACCAATACCAAATTTAGGCATTCCTTCAGAGTTATTAACTTTTAGAATACTTCCCATTCTAAAGTCAACAGCACCTGCCTTTATATTCTTAGTATCTCTTGGTTTATCTACATCTAAAACTGTAGTGCCTGGTAATGCTACATCATATCCTCTAACGTATGCTTTACCTGGAGACAATACAACATTCATTAAATCATCACTTGGAGTAGCACCTAAATCAGTCTTTTCTCCCTCAATATACATTCCACCAGATCCAAATTCATTATTTAATGAGTTATGGATACTTACACTAAAAGGTTCTACTGAATAATTTCCAGATTCATCATATGTTCTTTCAGCAAAGTAATCTTTTATAATATTATAAACCGATTTATCTTGTAATTTCTTAATTTCACCCTTACGAATTCTAATTAATTCTACAAAATTAGTATCATTGCTATAATCTAACAATGCTTTCTTTGATAACTTTAGACTTACCTTAAGTCTATCAGCACCTGGAGCAGCATAATTTGTAAATCCTTTTGCATTATCATTCAATAAAGAATCATCAGAAGCATTAATAATTTCCTCATTAATTTCAAAACCAACTCTATATGATGGTTTATTTGAATATGGCTCTAGAACTACTAAAGATTTTGATACATCTACAAAAAGTCCTCTTACATAATAAACTCCAGTATCAACACCAACAGAAGAACCAGTATTAGATGCTAAATCTGATGTTAATGTAAGAATTGTATCACCTGTAGTTAATGTTGTATTACCATAAGTAACATTTTCTTCTAATATTAATATCTCATTATCTGGAAATGCTTGACTAATACCCTGACTATCAGATTCACTGTACTTTACAAAAATTGTAATATCATCAACTCCTTCAGTTGGAGGTAAAATATAATTTGATATTCTTGCAGTAATTTGAGACTCTTGACCCCTTACTTTAGTTCCCTTACCATCATTATTTTTAATTAAAGCATCAAGATATACACTAACATCTATACCTAAATGATCGGCATTTACTTTACATGAAAAATATGTGCTGTCATATGTAACAGATCCTGGTATAACCATAGATCCTTCTTTGAACATATGACTACCAAAAGATTCTATTTGATTCTGTAGAATCGATTGGAGACCTGTTAATTCTCTTGCCTGAACTGGAAATCCAGGTTTGAACAATGTCCTGTAATAATTTTTCGCCTTATCAAAATCATCATAATAAGGGCTTATATTTAAGTTAGTCTTTTGTGACATTGTTTTTTAGAATTCCAGAATGATTTTAACGTCTTCTTTTTGTCTAGGGTTTCTAGCAATAAGTGGTCGATTATCGACATACACTAAATCCCCTGATCCTTTATTTATCTCTGATTTAGATAACCCTTCATTGAAAGTAGTTCCTAAGTTAATAACTTTAGTTCCATCTTTACTGGCAGTAGTAATACCAGTGAAGGATCCATAAACCTGTCCACTATATCCATTTTCACCAACAATATTATTTGCTGGTGTGTTATTTGCTTTAGTGGATTCAAAATCATAAAATGTACCTTTGTTGGCAACACCAGAATAATCTGTTTGATCTTGTGCTGTACTATAATTTAAAGATCTATCTCTAAAATATTTAATTACGTGAGTATCAATATCATATGAAGCAACATATGCCTCTGCGGTTTTACCATCTCCTCTCAATTGCGTAATTTTTTCCCCAACAGTCAAAGATCCACTAGGAAGATTTAATGAATCTGAATCATCCATTTTAATAGCAGGTAGTCCAGAAAACTGACCTTCTGAGAAAATTTCAGTACTTTCAGACTTTGTTGGATTCTTTAAAATACCAACTTGAGCAAATTTAGCATCAACTGGAAAATCTTTAGTAGCATCATCAAATCTAGCATATATAAGAACCTTATCGGTTCCTAATTCAGTATAGATATCAAATCCATGACCCCTAGATGGAGGAATTAATGGAACCAATTTTGCTAATGTTTGAATTGAAGAAGTATTAGACGTACCTAAATCTACAATTCCATAAGAATAACCTTTACCACCAGCACTAACTACAGCATTTGTTATCTTACCACTAGTAGCATCTACTCTTGCTTTAGCACCAGATCCATCACCCAATATATCACATTCTTTTCCAGTAAAGTTTCCATAACCAATACCAGCATTATCAATATAGACATGCTTTAATTGATTACTATTAACAGTAGAGTCAGCATTTTCTCTGACAGATCTTATACTAGGATCTACGGAAGTTGACCAATTATTTGGAACTGTAATATACTCTGTAGAATCAAACTTTATAATATCTGCAGGAGAAACTGTAAATAAGTATTTCCAAAGGTATCCATCACCACTACCACCTGCTTTAGATGGTTCTAGGTCTGTAAAATTTGGTTGATCGGCAGAAATATTACCTTGTGGATTAGAACCAGTAGCACCATTTGATATACAAACATAAACTTTAAATTCACTGTTTATGACATAATAGTTTGATGAATATAGATTTGATACGTTAGTATTCTTAGATTTATTTTCATAACTAACATCATCTCTATAAAAATCGTACCTTGTATTTGGTTCCCAAGTAACTTTTCTAATAACTCTACGAATATTATCAGCAGTAATCTTTTTACCATAGAGAATGGTATCCCCTACATGATAATTATTGGTAAAATTATCTATAGGTGCTGGTGTCTGTCCAGATGAATTCCAATTCCAATCCCTACCAAAGAGTTTTGTGTTCTCTGTTGGAGTCTTAGGATTAGCAAGTCCGATAAAAACGTAATATGAATTACTTCCGTTAGTGACGTTCTCTACGAAATTACTAGCATTAAGAATTCTAAATTGATCAGTTACAATTGCAGGCATCTTATAAACAGTACTTTTTTTCTTTATTTATAGTCATAAGTTCACCATTATCCTATAGTCCTAATAGCACCAGTGTTTCTTAGTCCCTTATGAGAAGCAGGATCGTAAGTTCTACGTTGAATTGTGGGGAATGAAGATAGTCCAACATTAACCGTTTTACCAGAAACTACTAAGTTTAATGGAGTTTCATCCCTAACAACTCCATCTAAAGGATTGTATAATCTACCCCATGATATTCTACCTAAAGAAGTAGTAATACCAAGATTAGTTTGATCATATTGACCTGTTTGTGCTATTCCAGCAATAGCAGATGTACTAGAAACATTACATGTTATAACACCAGTCCTTTGAGTGCCCGTAATTTGATGAACCTTGTATACATTGTCTAGGAACGTTGTTCCTACACCAACAACACTAGCATCATCAGCATCGATAGAAATAACTCCATCTCCAAGTTGAGTATCATGAATTAATACTGGATATCCAACAAGAAGATCTGCTGCTAATTGATTACTTTCAACTTGGAATTCAAATTTAAGAGCATCATTACCATTAGTTCCATCTGTTACTGCAATTCCTGTAATAATTGCTGACCAACCTTGTACATTTGTAATTTTTGTAACCTTCTCAAATTCAGTAGCATCTAAAGACACATTAACCTGTGGTGGGTTAGTAGAACTATATCCCTTTCCAATATCAGTAATTAATGTATCAGTAATACTTCCATTTGTTACTGTAGCAGTTGCTTTAGCAAATTCTGATGTACCAGCAACTTCATATTCTTCACGATTTAGAGTTCCAACACCAACACCAATAGGAGCACCAATTGATAATGTGACGGATCCATTATATCCACTACCACCATCTACAATTGTCAAAGAACTTACAGTTCCATCATTTGAAACATTAGCAGTAATATTTGCTGATTCTAGATCATTATTTTCAGGTGAATATATTATCGCATCTACCTGATCAACAGTAATATTGTACCTATCACCAGGATCAATATTAGGATTACCCAAATCTTCATAATGGAATGACTGAGCATCATCAACAAATATTCCATAATCTACTCCATCCTTACCTACAGTTGTAGTAGTAACGTCTCCAATAATTTTAGCAGTAGGATAAATTTGAGGTTCTATAGAATCTCTTGTTTTAGAAATCTTTTCACCATTTATAAAGGTATCTTGCTTTTGCTTCAACCAATCTACTGGTTTAAAGTCATTTTCATTAATACCAGGTCCACGATATACTTCAGTCTCAACAAGGTCTGAAGAAAGGAGTTCTTTAACAGTTCTAGCTTTATACTGAGATCTAGTATCTTTTAATCCATTATGCTTTTTAAGTTGTAACTGATCACCAACTTTAATTGTTTCATCAATATCAACTATTTTAATATCAATACCATCTTGCCCCTTAAAGAAGAAGATATCTACCTTATCATTAGTATCTGGTGGTTCAGTGAATGTAAATGAAGTTCCACCAAAGAATTGATATGCCCAATTAGGAGTTTGGATAACACCATTGACAAATATTAATAGTACAGCATTAAGATCTATTTGAGCAGATAATGGATCCGTTTCATCCTTTTCAAAACTCAATAATTGACCATTCAAGAATATTGGGAACCTTGTTCTAATTCCATCCTGTAAGAATCTAATATCATCAATAAAATCTATTTCACCAAACTGCCATGCCGCAAAGTAATCATTGCTTGTTGAAGCAACATTTAATTCAAATTCTTGAATTGGTTCATGAACTAAGGCAGAAGTAACAAGACCAACAACTTTCATTCTATCTCCAATAGCAAATGAATGTCCTTGTCTTGCTACTTGGAAATTCTTTATACCAAATAATTCATTATTCTGATTAAATCCTCTAGTAATACTACCAGAATCAGATTTAACAAACGTATGATTATAATTACCACCAGAAATAACAGCACCAGCAGTTGTTGAACCAGAATCAAATGTATGTGTGTTTAAGTTACCAGTCTTACCAACTTGTAATGTTATTGTTCCTGCACCCTGATTAGCAGAAATAACCTCAATAGGAGAATCATATGCTCTATCACGTTTCTGACTTATAGCATTAGCAACACATCCAGCAAATGTATGAGTAGAATTATTAGTTGAAACATCTCCTTGTAAAACATCTATCTTAAATGTTGATCCAGAAGCAGAAAATACTTTAATCCAGTTACCACTAATACCATCAGTTGATCTTGGATAAGATTTTGTTCTACTAGCATCACTAACATCACCAACATTAACTGTAATCTTTCCACCAGTAGTATCAACAGCAGTAATATTTAAAGCAGTATCATACGCTGGATCTGGTTGACCATCAGCAGCAACAGCACGAGGATAAGTATGTGATGTTTGGTGACTATCAGCAGAACAAGTAAATGATAATCCATTATCAGCAATTTTAACTGCATCACCAACTGAATAATTGTGTGTTCCGATAGTTAATACCAAATCACCAGTTAAATGATCATAATCAGCCCAAGTTACACTCTTTGTTTGGTCAAATGGAGCACCAACAGGTGTTATTGTAAGAACATCAGTTGCTGTTCCACCATCGTAAATATGTTCCCCAACACCATATTCGCATATGAATGAAATTGCATTATCAGCAATCTTAACCCAATCACCATCTTTCATATTATGATCTGATGTTGTAGTTACAGTCAAAACTCCAGTGGCTGGTTCATATGTTGTTCCTGCTTGAGCAGTGTGAGTATCAATTGTAGTTCTTGGGTATGACTTTGTATTACCTGTTGGATTAGCAATGCCAACATCAACAGTAATAGTTCCACCAGTAGTATCAACAGCAGTAATTGGTCTAGCAGTATTATAAGCAGGATCACCTGAACGTGGATAAGAATGATTGGTAGCATGATTATCAGCATCACAACTAAAGACAATCTTACCAGCACCAATAGTAACAGTATCACTAGTTGTAAAACTATGAGATCCAATAGTTAATACTAAGAGACCAGTAGTAGGATCATATGAAGCATTAGTAACATCTTTCTGAACATTACCAGCAGTAATTGTAATAGCATTTGTAACCGTACCACCTTTATAATCGTGAGTACCTGTAGGAGCAGTGCAAGTGAATGCTATTGATTCATCTGCTAATTTAAGAGTAGATCCCTTCTTAAGTCCATGATTAGCACCAATTGTAAGAACTAATTTACCATTAGATCCATTATAGGTGGCATTAGATACATCATAAGTTACAGTAGGGGATTTACCAATCTGAACATCAAAACTAGTAGAAGATAAGTTAGTAACTTTTAAATCTTGTCTACAAGCAGGATCCAATCCAGGTCTTGGATATGTCTTAATCTCATTGCTTCCCATATCACATCTAAATGATAGAGAATTATCAGCAATAGTAATCATATCACCATTCTTAAATTCAGAATCAGTTAAATGTGTACTATCAAAAGTAAGACCTAAAATACCAGTAGATGGATTATAAGAAGCACTAGTTGGTGTTAATGATGTACTGACACCAGGAGCAGAAGTAGTATCTACATCAATATCAAGTAATAAATTAACTCCAGTTTCTTTAGTTTCTCCAAGAGCCAATCTAGAAATACCTTCAATTGGCATATTTTGATAAACTGGGTCAGGTGTTATAATTTCTGGGTTTACATAATTTGCTCCACCATTAATAACATTAAATTCTAGAGATCCACCAGTTCCAGCAGGTGATTTACCAACATTAATTGTAAATGTTGTAGTATTAACAATAGTCTCTACACCAACAGATAAACCATATATTGGATCAGATATTCTTGGATATGCGTGAGTTGTAGCATGACGATCCTTGTTGCAGGTGAATACTATACATTCTTGGGCAAATTCAACAGTATTATTTGCTCTCTGAATATTATTTGGTTCTGCAGAATATAACTTATGAACTGTTGTATTTGTAGAAGGTGTATTAAGTAAACATTGGATATCAAAAGTAGTTGAAGTTATGTTTGAAATCTGAATCCACTTATTATGAATAGGATCAGTTTTTCTTGGATAAGCATGTTTAGTTAAATCTTCATCTTGTGCACATGTAAATAATAAAGATTTTTCAGCAATCTTAATATAATCACCATTACTAAATCCATGAGCAGATGCTGTTTCTAATGTTACAATACCAGTAGTAGGATCATATGAAGCAGTTGATATACCTGTAACATCTGCTGCTGTGAAATTATGAGCAAGATTAGTTGTAACTGACATTATACCAGTTTGTGGATCATAATCCGCAGTGGTTATGTTAAATGGTCCTCCAGAATTAGCAGTAAGACCCATTGCTGAAGAACTCACATACTTATGATCATTCTCGGCAATCTTAGCAGTTACATGACCACCAAATCCAGCACCACCACCTGGTCCAACGTTTATAATAATAGTATCGTCACTAACAGCATCAATACCTAATGTAGCACTTGAAGCAGGATCAGTTGATCTTGGATAAGTATGCTTACTAAAATGATTATCCCTAGAGCAAGTAAAGGTTAATGTATCATCATTAAGAATAACTGTATCCTTCGCTTTCAATATACATCCATCCAAATGGGAAGCATATTGGTGAGTATAATTACCACCAGTTTCTACACAATCTGCTACAGCATCAACAAAGGTATGAGGATCTACGTTAGTAGATGGAATAGTTGTTAATACCTGAACTGTTATTGTTGTTTCAGTTACATCTACGATATTAAAGGCACTATCATAGAATGGATCATTACCATTAGATCTAGGATATGATTTCTCAGCAGCAGTACCACTAGCACCACCAAATCCACAACTAAATTTCAATCCTTCTTCTGCAATCTTAATACTTGTTCCAACAGTTAAAGTATGTGTTCCAATTTCTAATACCATTAATCCAGTATTAGGATCATATGTAGTTCCTGTTGTTGGTGTAAATTTAACAATAGGAGATGTTCCTACTTCTACTTTAAATGTATTATTAGTTTTATTGGTTACTTGAACCCATTTACCACTAATTGGATCTGTTGGTCTTGGATATGGATGAACTGATCCATAATTATCCATAGAACACTTAAATGATATTCCATAATCAACAATCTTAACCCAATCACCAACAACAAAGTCATGTCCTGCTTTAGTTATTGTTAATTTACCTGTAGTAGCACTATAAGAAGCAGTATCGATACCATAGGCAGTTGCTGCCTCTAAAGTATGATATCCTACATCTAAAAGCAATCTACCAGTATGTGACTCATATTCAGCACTTGTTGGTTGATATTGTGTACTATTTGTACCACCAGTGTTCTTAACAACACTATTAGAAGCAGCAGATATAAATCTGTGCTCATAAGCAATATCAGTTACTCCAATTGAAACTGGTTCTCTATATCCAGATCCAAATGTTAAATCTTCATAGAACTCACAAACATATCCACCATTATAGTAAGTTCCACCATGAACATAATTGTGATTAATTGTAGAAATACCACAGAATGCTTCAAAAGTTCTCTCTGAAGTAATTGCTACTACAGGTATCGAACGATTATCATCATTGAATACTGTTGTTGTTACTCCAGCATATGATGAACTACATTCAAACTCTAATTGATTGAGTAAAACTGTTGATGGATTGTCTAACGAGAAATAATGTGGATTATCAGTTGTTACTGTAATAATTCCACTATTATTATCATATTCAGCATCTACAATATTAATATTACTAAGTGATGAATGAGCAACACCAACTAAACTTGTGATTATACCAGCAGTCTTTTCCGCCTTTACCCTAGCACCAACAAGAGGTGCATATCCAAGACCTGCTTTTGATCCTAGAGTATTGATTAAACCACCTCTTGGAATCTGGTTTTGGTTGATATCATATTCAGATTGGATTCTACTTCCATTTTCAGAAGTAATTCCAGTAAACATAACACTTGATATGCCAACATTAGTATCACTTTCAAATTCATAGTTATTACCTAAGTTGTTCAAAGTTAATGGTGTCTGGAATACTCCATTAATGAATAATACCCCATTTCCAACACCAACACCAGTAACAGTATTAGCACCACCAACAGTTAGTGTATAAGTTCTTCCAATACCAGTAAATGAATCTGATATATCATCAAATACCATATTGGTATCATAATTTGTTCTTAAGAATGTTCTACCATTATATTCTGCCTTAACGTATGGTAAATTTGTTTCACTTCTTCTCTGTCTTGTATTACCTTTTGGTGGATCTAAGAACCAAATTGTACTATCAACAATATTAAATGATCCTCTATGAACTCTTGAAGATGCTCCAGCACTATGTGACTGTGCTGCCCTACCCAAAGTACCCCTCTTTACGTTAACAACGGGTATAGTTCCTTTTTCAGAACCAATAGCTGGTAATTTACCAGTTACTGGATCAGGTACTTGTGAATTAGATTCTGCTAAACCAACCTCTATAACTTTCATATACTCATCACCAACCTTCAATACATCTCTTGGTTGTATTGAACTAATACCACTTAATGCAAATTGTGTTACAGCTACACCAACAGAATCAAATCCAACATCATCTTGTAAATTATGTTCTACTGCTGTATATGATATTGGTTGTTGAACAATTCCATCTAATCCAATTACAGTTTTACTTAAAACTTTACTCATCTGGAACTTATGAGCATTACCAGATCCTGAATTAGTGAATGTTATTGGATCTCCACTAGTAATATACTCTTTCTTACTATACAAGAAGAATTCGTCACCAGAAAGTGCTTTAACATAAACTGTTTCTGGTAAAGTATTAATAACAGTACCATCAATACCTTCAGTAGAAGCAATTCCTGGAGCAGTAGCAGGAACACCTATAAAAGTAGAATATGGTGTATATGTTAACTCTTCATTAGTATTGAAGAAATGATTAGATAAAGTAAACTTACCTGTTGCTAAATCTAACTGTGAAGTATCACTTGGATTAAATCTCTTATAGTAGATTGGTGTTCCTTCATGCTTAAGTTCAAAATTAACTTTATTTGCTCTATCACCATTAGGACCATCATAAGCAGATAGAACTAAATCAGAAACAATAGGACCATATTCAAGAATATCTGCTTCATTTTCAAAATCATTTACTGTTTGGAATATTGTATTAAATGCTTGAACTTCAACTATAGATGATGTATAGTCCAATGTACCATTGGTTCCATCATCAGGATAGAAATTAAATGATAATACTCCAGCATCTGGATTTGATATTCCAAATGTTCCAATTCCAGAAACATAATCATTTGAAATATATGGATATTCAACTACAGCAGCATCACTATCTTTATCCTGCATTAAGATTACTTGATGTAATACTGTAGTATCACCACAAGAAACACGAATTAATGATTTTAAACTACTATCAATTTCACTACTTAATCTAGTTACGGTTGAAATACCTGCTTCACCAGAATAAGTAGATTCTAATCTTGCTGATCTTTCAGCACCAATTGGTTGCCCAGTAACATTAAATCTATATGTTCCTATTCCAGCAGTTGTAGTTCCTAAACCAACAACATTTACTCCAGCAGATAGTGTTCTATTTCTATCATTAACAATATTAACATTTACATAATTTCCATCATGTGTAGCAGTAAGAATACCAATGGTATTAGCACTATAACTAAGTGGTATACCATCTTCATTTACTGTAGTATCAGTATAAGATTCTACTAATTGTAATTCATCAGTTACATGATCTATATTTAAAAGAACTTCATTATAGTTAAGAGCTCTAGTGAAATCATCTTGGATAACAAGATCAGCAGATAATCCATTGAAATCATTTTCATCAATTTTATAAAGTGTTGTTGTAGTGATACCCAAGACAATACTTTGAATGTCAGTATTATCTAAGAAACCAATATCAGATGCTACTGTATAATCAGTAGAATATGTAATAGTTGATGATGGAAGTATCTTAATAAAGTCATTCCTTATTGTTATTACTCCAGTATCAGGATCCTGTACAAGTGTAGTTGTCTTCTGAACAGGAACTAAATTAGCAGTTGTTGAACTAGTAATAGATGTAACTGCGAATCCTACTTCATATAAACCAGCAGAACTACTCTTTGTTTCCCAAGAACTTAAATATGATCCAATTAAATTTGGAATTACCTTATCATATCCAGCATCAGTACTGTTTAAATCATAATCAGTAACTGTTAATACTAAATCATCGTTCTGAATTGTTCCTGATATTGTCGAACTAACAGTTGTAGTAGCACTACCAACATTAACATTATCACCAACCAATTTAACTGATCCAAAAGTTTCTGTTCCAATACCAGCAACATCAGTACTAAATGATGTTTTTAATACTTTAATATCATGATCAACATCAAATTTTTCTGTTGGAGTAAATATTAAAGTTTTTCTCTCAGCATCAGCACTATCAGCAGAGAATTCTCCCAACAAATGTCCAGAATAATCAGATGTTTTTTCAAGTAAAAACGCATTATTAGTTGTGGTCAAAACAACCAAATCACTTAGTTGAACATCAAAACTATCTGGGTCTGTTATCTGAACAAGATATTTTACATAATTTCCATTAATTTCCTCAATTTCTGTAAAATTCTCTCCTATACCAGCACTAGAGAATCTATCACTAATATCATCGTGAATCAATACCCTATTAGTCAAACATTTTGTATAATCAGTTAACTTTACATTCTGGAATTCTATAAATTTTGATCTATCATCTAGTGCATCATAATCAATAGCCAAATCAAAATTATTAATTACATCAACTCTCTTTTCCTCAATCACATCTATTGTAATATCTGCAACTGCTGGTTGAGTTGTACCAACACCAACAAAACTTGCTGTATCTTGAATTACTGTATCAGCAAAATTCTTAAGACCTGCTGGATGAATAACTCTATTCAGAGGATCTACAAATTTATCCCATGTAATAGGACTCTTAACAGAATAAGATAAATTCTGATAATAATCGTTATTAGGTATAACTTGGAAATCTTCATTTAACTTTCCAATATTGTCATTCCAACCATAATCAACTCTACTTGAGAAATCAACGTTGAATTTAGCTTTACTATTCGTGATTCCAGTTACATTGGCAGCCGTTCCGCTAACATTACCGATAAACCTATCACCAACCTTTAAGTTATCATAACCATCAGTTTTAATATAATCATCCCTATATTCTACGATTCTTATATCTTTTTTAATATAACTACCAGACTGTTGAACTAATATAGATTCATTATCTGAAAATTCTGCTCTATCTTGAATTACTTCTAACTCAGGATAAACCTTTCTGTTAACAATATTAGCATATCCAGATTGGAATACTTTAGCAACACCTGGATTAGTAGTAACGCCAACTAAATCAAATTTCAGTACATCTGGGTTTGATGATAAGTACTCAGTAACTGTAAAGAATTGGTAATTATAATCAGAAGAATTAAATCCATCACCTTCCACAGTAGTTGCTGTCTGACCAGTGTTACTAACGCCTATACCTGCCTCACCAACACGTTGAATACCTTCAACGAATATTTCATCCCCAACAGCAAATGGAGGTGTTCTAAACCCATTTAATGGGGTTTGAAGTCTACATACAACTGTTGTATCACCATCAACAGATATTGAATTGATACCAACTCCATTAGAATTGTCAATTGCTATTAATCTATGATTTACTGATTCTAAACCCTTTACTGGAGCAGCAATTTCAACTTCTGCTATTGATTGTTCAGGAACTATTGCTATAAAAGAATCACTATCAACTACCTGATTTGTATTTGGATTAAAGAGTAATAGTTTAGGAGCACTTAAATAATTTAAACCACCACTAACAATATCAACAGAAGAAACTTGATCTAAATTATCAATAGTAACAATTGGTGAGATAGATGCTTCTGGTCTTAATGTCTTATCAGCAGAATATTCAAAACCAATATCATTAATTCTTATTTGATTAATATTACCAATTGATGTTGATATAGCAACAATATTTGCATTTCTACCATTTTCACTAGCAACATGACTAAATTTAGGAACTCTCTTATAGGCAAATCCTGTTGAGATTGTTTTAAGACCTTTAATAGGTCCAATAACATCAGATGATTTTGTTGAATACTCTAACTTATCACAATCACGATCATCATATTTAAGTAATTCTGGCTCTCTTCTTGGTGAGAATTTAAATTCATCATCGGTTACATCAAATATCTCATATTCACCATTATATAAACTATCAACAAACGATATTTCAGAGTAATTATATACATCCTTATCAGCAGTGCTTATATACCCAGATTTCTCAAGAGAATAGAATAACTTACTTGGAAGTGATTTAGAAACTCTTATAGTTAAAGCGGCTCCAACTACTTCATTGCCAATTTCTCCACCCTTTACAACATTAAAATCAGTTGAATCTCCAGAATTAACAAATTTATTCTTAAATTCCTTATCATAGTAAATATCAAAATCAAATCCAGATAAGGATGAAGTAGATAAACCAAATGTTAATTGTGAGTTTTTAACAACTTCTATCTTAGGATTAATAGATGCTATAGTATGTTCTGCTGTTAATCCACCTTCAGTAGCAATTCCAATAATCTTTGCAGGAACAGATTGAGAATCTTTTAGTGTCTCTGCGAGATAGAATGTATTAGAATCTAATTTATGAACAAAATATGATCCTGTTGTAAATCCAGTATTACTTGGAGTATCCCAAATAATTTGATCACTATCATAGAATACCTTATCACCAGTACTAAATCCATGATTTAATATAGTAAATGTATTTGGATTAATATCATCACCTGAAGTTGATACACCAGCAACACCAAAGTCTAATGGATTAAAGAGTAATTTTTCATATTCAGAATTATAACGAACATCTACCTCAAAGGTATTACCATACCCAACAACATGATTTGGAACTATATTGAGGCTAATAACATCACCATTTTTTAAACCATGTGTTGATGTATTAGCAGCAGCAACTTTCGTTACCACTGTAGATGTTATTCTACTAATATCACCATCTACTTGATCATAATTTGTAGTAAATGAATATTCATAACTATCAGATCCATTACCATAGAAATATAATCCACCTGTAGTATGAGCAGCACCAGCATTAGTTGCTAATCCAATATAATCAGTTCCTTTATTAATAACATAAACATCGGTCTTACCACTGTTTATATCAGGCATATTGACAATACCACTACCATCAATCTTAGGACTTACTAATAAAGAAGTCGCAGGAGGTGCTGAAATTATATCCTTACGGAAAGATATCTTATCACCAGTACTAAATCCATGATTTGGTACATATATTTGTTGAACTGGAACAGGTACTTGATTATTATTCTCACCTATTGAATAGTCAATAAAAGATCCACTGGTTGTTCCAATACCAACAGACTTAGTACTATTGAAATAAACTACTTTATTGAGAGTAGATTCAAACCTTTGAGATCTAACAGGTATACTGATCTTACTTGCTAAAGCATCTATTGTAGATCCATAGGAAACAATATTTCCCGTACCAAATCTTTTTGCTCTTATTATAGATCCTATAGGATATAGATTCAATACTTTTAGATACTCATCATTAATTTTTATAGAAGATCCTATAGAAACAACATCTGAGATAAAGTTAACGTAGATATCTTCAACAGTTCCATTAGGATTAGTATTTTGAGGTATTTCTTTTACCAATGTCATGGTATCTGTTTTAATACCAATAGTAAATGAATTTGTTAATGCAACATTAGTTGTACTTAAACCAGAAACTATAACAGTATCTTGATCATTTAAACTAACGTGTGGATAAAGATTGGCAAAAACAGTGGAATCATTATTCCATTCAAATACTACATTTTCAAATTTAGTTAATTCAGTTTCAATACTTGAAACACCTATACCAACAATTTCATCTACTTGACCTCTAGCACCAGTTCCATTAGTTTCGGTATTATCAAATACTGTAAAGTCACCGACTTTATATCCATCACCACCATCTAAAATTTCAAATTCTGATACAGATCCTCTAGTAACAGATTCAACAGTAGACATTTGCCTAACAATTTCATTAGATTCTATAATGAAATCATTATCAGCAAATTTATCATCTACTTTGTACGGGAAAGTATTTCTTGATAATGTCGTACTATTAAAATCAAATTCCTGATTTAAGACATTATTACCTGTAATGTATGGTAATCTATAGGTTTTTCCTATAAAGTATGGATATACTGGATCTTGATTTTCATCAATAGTGGCAAAATAAGCATAGATTCCTTTAGGGAATTCAGGTGTCTTACAGAATCTACCATTATGGTCATCAAGATCTTTATCACTACTATACTCCCAATCCTGTATTAATGATCCTTCAGGGAATTTTGATAATGCTGGTCTAATACCAGCAGCAATATCATCAGCAATTTTAACACTATCCTTAGAATATCCAGATACCATCCTCTTTATAGTGGATCCAAACTTATCTGGTTCACTAAACCCATTTGGTCCATAAATTGGAATACCATCATATGCCCAACCAATTATAGGGGAATGACCACCACTACCAAGACCATCAAATGCAGTTGCAACTTTTCCACCATAACTATAAGCACTTAAAACCAATTTATCATCACCATGTGGTTCTAAATGGAAATTACTACGACGAGAAGCAATATCTACATTAAAATTACTAATTCTTGGCTTAACGAAACCATTTTTACCTCTAGATTCGGCAACAATAAAGGTATCTGATTGAGAATAACCAATTCCTTCATTTATAACTGTAACTTCTGTTAATTGCCCATCAGAAACTACTGGTTTAAACTTAGCACCAGTTCCAGATCCAGTAAGTTTTATTTCTGGTAATGAATAATACTCCTTCCCTTTATTAAGAACATAAACATCAATTATTTTACCATCTGATACAATTGCTTTTAATTCTGCTTCTTTACCATTTTGTACATAACCTTCTGGATCTCTATTATGGTTTATAACCTCTGATCCATACTTATTACCCTTTTCATAAAGATCTATACCAGTAATAGTACCAGTTACAATAGGTGTAAAGTTAATTGTTCCAACTGCCTTATTTGACTTATAAGTTACACTGGCAGTTACTGTAATATCAGGGTATTTGAATACATTATATCCAGTTCCTGTACTAGTAAGATTGACATACTTACCTCTCTTATAATCATCCTTTTTCTTAGTTAACTCCCATTTAGAAGAATCATCTATAAATGCACTGGATGATGTGTGATTGGTTACACAAATATAAGTATTATTTGATTCCTTTACTAAATCATCAACAACATATGCTTTTGCTGCTTCCCAGTCTTGAGCATCCACAACACCATTATCAGATAATCTGAATGCATTATCATCTATTTTAATTACAGTATATGAATTATAAGTACTTAATTCTGTTATTGGATCACTAAATCCATCATATTCCATTGTGTCATACTTGACAATATCACCTTCTTTGAATCCATGATTCTCAAATTGAACCAAATCATAAGAAGTAGATATACCAACGGGAGGAACTATAACTTTTTTATATGAATAACCACTACCTGAATTAACAACCTTGACAGATCTTAGTGTATTTCTGGGTTCTGTTCTGAATATGTGAACTCCATTACTTGTAGTAGAGAATCCAATTGTATTGATACCTGTAGATCCTGTTAAAGCGTCTTCAGGAGTATTAAACAAACGTATATTCCTATCATTAAGTACATTTACGTAATATGGAGCACCATTTACCAAATAATCACTAACTGTGGTAGCACCACTTTGGAAAGCACCTATTCCAATTGCGTCATTTCCATTGCTGTTGTAGAATATTCTCTCACCATCTCTTAAACCGTGAGTATCAATAAATCTTATAACTTCATTAACTGGGTCAACACCACCATTAAATAAGGAATCTTGACTATCAAACTTCATTTGTCTGAATCTAGGACCAACTTCTGGTTCTAGAAGACAACCCTTACCATTACCACCAACTAATGATACTGAACGACATTGATCAATATCAAAATTCTGAGTTTCAACAATAACTTCCTGAACTGATCCAGTAACTACAGGTTCTGCTAATGCAGTAGTTGCTGTACTTACTGTAGAATCTTCAATTTTAATTTTAGGTGGATTACATACATCATAACCCTCTCCACCATTAAAAATGTCAACACTACTAATTTGACCATATTTAACAAAATCTAACGATGTTGCTGCTTTAATTTCAACACCATCTATCAAAACACCAACATTATTTTCTGTTTTTTCACCTTTTTCTGCTATGTTAAGATCTTGTGATAGTGGAAACTTCCTTAATATTGGATTATTAGTTAGAGTCCTATTATAAACACTAGCAGAAGTAAATCTATGAATAACACCAGTATTTACAAATGAAGGTGCTTTATTAATTACAATCGTAGATATACCGATAGCACCTACAGAATCATGTAATCTTATAGATTGTTTATCAGCAGATACATCAAGATAAAATACTCTTGTTGTACCATCTGGATTTAAAGTAGTAATTCCAACAAGAGTATCTGCTGCAGCACCAGTTGTTTTGTCATATGCTTCATAAACAACAGCATCTCCATCACTGAATACTGTAGGACTATCAAATTTAATCTGTATATAATCAATAGCAATAGAAGGATCTATCGGATCAGTTGTTTGGGGTAATTCTAAAGTATTGGCATTACCAGTCTCAAAAGACTTTCTAATATATTCAGCATCAACACCATAACTTGGTAATGAGTTAGATGTTACATAACCATCAGTATCTCCGTCAACATATACATTTAATACATCAGCAATAAATTTTTCATTACTATTACCAAAAGATACAAGATCATCACTATTAACTGTTGTTTCTAACTTCGATTTTCTTATAATTCTACGTATATCATAATTTCTATCAGGATGAGGATCATCGGGTCTGCTCCATATTAAGTTGTCCAATCCTGTTAGAGTATTATCACTTTCATCAATATTACTAATAACAGCAGATCCAACTGAATCTAATCCAAATCTATCAAATATTTCAATATTATCACCAATAGCAAGACTTGATTTATCAATTGGACTTAGTAAAGATGGGTTTCCATTAACAGGCCAAGAATCTACCTGATAACGACTACTTGTATTATACTTCCAAGAATTAGCAAAAATTTGCTTATAGGTTCTATTACTATCATCAACATTGGATACGTTATATGATGATATACTTTCACCCATATTCTTACTATAAATCTTCTCACCTTCTTTGATTAGATTTACATCACCAGAAATAACAAAATCGGATAGAACACCAGTAATTCTTAATTCAACTTTCTTAGAAGTATCAGCATTCTCATATCCAAATACTACTTCATCTGCTCTTAAATCATCAGCATCATGTATTGCAAATACCACTCCAGAACACCCTAAGAACTGATTTACAGTCTTAGAAGTATATGTAATAGTATTATCTCCAGATATTACAGTTCCGCTACTAGGAAATCCTATTGTAGAATCAACAGAAATAACATCAGATCCAATAGCAACAGGTTCTAGTACCTTAGTTTTACCTGGAATAGTAAATATTCCTTCAATTAAATCTCTATCACTAAAACCTACAAATAATGAGATCTTGTAGTAAGTTTTTTTAATATTAGCACCAATGCCAAGATTTCTTTCAAATATCTCTACCTCCGAAACAGAAGCAGAAGTTTGAGAATCTGTTGATTTAGTAATAGTTTGACCTACTAAATTAGCAGGATCACCAGAAATTGCTTCTGCAATGACAACTTCTCTGCGAATATACTCAGCAGTAGAAGGTTTAATTAATCTTTCTTCTAGATCTAATACGTCAGCATGTTCGCCATATAATACTTTAAATAATATTCGGATAGACTCTGCTATACCTTTTGACTGATAGAAAGATCTAGCATTCTTAATAAAGTTTCCAACATCAAGACCATCTACAAATTCATTATCTTCTAAACCAGGTAAGAAGGTTTTCTTTAATTTTTGATAAAATTCCTGTAAAAAGAGTACACTAAGGTTAGTAACACTAGAACCTGCAGTATGAGCAGCAGCTTGTGTCTCTTCAAAAACTAAATCTTGCTTATTAACACTATCTAATGTTGTAGATCCACTAAGATTTGATATACCACTGAATCCACGAATACAACCAAAGAAATTAATATCTGTTTTACTTGTATAAGTGATTATCTCATCATCAATTTTTAATAGACCATACTCATCAGGAAATCCTTTTGTAGATTCAACGGTAATGGTATCACCAGAAGCATCAATATCATCAGTAATATTTGTAGTTCCAATAACAACTTCTGGAACTAAATTATCTACTTTAAGATAATTATCAAGATTATCAACTAAATTAATATTAGCACCCTGAAACTCTTGTGAGAGGTAGTACTGTTTAAAAAACTCAGTAGCATTAGGAAAATCAGCAACCAAAAATTGTGGAAGCTGATTCTCTATAATGGTATTTACTTGTACTTTCTTATCGAATTCTATACTCATTTATTTTCTCTCTAGTTCCCCGTTTGAATAACTTGAAGTATAATAATCTCGTGAAAATACAATTCCTGATACATCTTCGCCTGAAGCAATTACATCCTTAACCATATTTATCTTACTATTAGAAACATCAAAACTAAGGTATAGATCCTTCAATCCAATAATATCATTTGAATCAGGGAATGCCTGAATCTCAACAATGTCATTAGCAGAAACCGTTGATGTGATATGAATGGTATTTAAGAGAATTTCACCTTTCTTATAGTCAACTGTTCCTACAGATTTACCTACAATGTTAAAAACACTGTTTGCGTCTCTAGAAACTAGACCTAAATTACCTTTCATTGAACCATCTAGGTTTCCATTCTCATCTTTATTGGGAACATCAGTTATATAAACAACTTTATCATAACCATTAATCATAAATCCAGTACTCTTAATGTTAGCACCCTGTTGATTAATATGGAATCTATTACCAAAACATAGCTCATACTGAGCAGATTGGTCTACAAGTGCCTTTAAATCCCGTCTAATCTTTACTTTAGTAATATTAGATGTAATACCATTATGAACCCTATCGATTAATTGAGAGGTCTTACTGTACTTAAACCTTCCACCAAACTTATTAATATCAACAGTATCGGCATAAGTGGTTAAAGCACTAGTAATTTTACTCTTTAATGCATCTGGAGTATCAATTTGTGATGTGTTATAGTATACTGTTGAGTCAATCTCCACATATAGAACCTTTAGATCAACAATTTTAGAATTAATACCAGCAATAGCGTAACTCTTTAACTTACTTTTGATCATCTGCTTGTCAAAATCAGACACATAAGTACCATTTTTTGGTTTAATGCTGATCCTAACAGTACCAAATTGAGGTGGATCCATTTCTTCACCACCAACCACTGCTACAGACTCTGTTTGGGGATAGATTTGTGATATGATTGCCTCATAATCCCTTGGTGTAACCGCCCTGTATTGTGCCGAATACGTTCTAGGAGCCAAATACTTAATGGAGTTAAGATTCTCTATCTCAGACCCATTTATAGCACCCTGAACAGTAGTAATATTTACAGTTTTCTTTGGTATTTTAACTGTTCCATTCTGATCAATGATCGTTCCTTGGAAATCAAATGTTCTAGCACCATTACCATCCGCACCATCTGTTACGATATATCTTGCAGTAATGCTGTCATTATTCTCTAATGCCTTACCAAAGTACCCATCACCGAATATAATTTCAAAATTTTCGTCTTGAATCTCTTGAACTAAGAAAATCTCCGAATCTTTGTTTAAATTTAGTATGTTATCGATCTTTTTAAATTGTCGTCCTAACCCAGTTGTATTCTGTTGACCAACAAAAACAACGATTGTGGAGCTATCAATGCTTGAATTTCCTAAAATAAAGCGTTGATCTTGATTTGTCATTGCCAAAAACTTACTTTCGACCAAAGATCCTTGAAAAACACTGATAGGATTGGTCTGAGTACCAAAAGTAGCAACTCTACTGACGCTACCATCGGCATTTATGACATTTTCAACGATTGCAGAGATAGATTCGGGTATAGAGAAGCGATATGTGGTGTCATTTGCGTTACCAACCGCTATTAAACCAGGTTTTAATGATACAAATGGTACAGCACCTGCCGCATCATCGATTTCTACACTAAAAGTAATAGATGCCTTGGCAGCAGTCTTAGATCTAGGTACATATCCAATGTTTCGTGCCAAAGAAACTACATTTTCACGTAATGTAGCAGAGTCTAGGAACGCTTCATTCGCAACTAGGTTGGCATTAAAGGCATTAATATAGGTATTGTACGCTAAAGTATCAATCAGAATCGCAAAGTTGGATCCTTCAAAGTCAAAATCAGTAAAATTCGAGTTAGCAGCAAGATAATCCTTTATCTGTGCCTTAATCTGATCAAAATCTAGACTAGTAAATTGTGTGATTGGCATTATTTTATCTGGTTGGTTCTAATATGAACGTAAATGCTTGGCGAGGTACATCTAAACCTACAATATCAAAGAAAACAGTAACCTCTAGACTATTATCATCAGGTAGAGCATTAAGATCAACTGCTACATTCTCTACTCTAGGCTCATGATTCTTAATTGTAGTAATAATCTGGTCTTCAATTGCTATCGCAATGGGTGCTGTATAGTTCTCAAAGAGTAGTCCACGTACTTCAGACCCTATCATAGAGTCAAAGAAGCGTTCAGTAGGAATCGTCTCTACCAAATTGCGAACGGCACGAACAATCGCACGTTCATTCTTCAATATTGGTAAATCCTTGGTCACAGGATGAGGTAAAAAGGAAAAACTAATGTCCTTAAATCCTTGTGATCGCCTTACATTCTGTATTGGCATTCAGAGTAGATATACTTTCCTCTGGTTATTTATGTCTATTCATTAAAAAAGACCCCCGAAGGAGTCTTTCTATTCTATCTACCCTGTCCTCTATACCTCTTACGAGCCGAGTTACGGGATGATGCCGCATATTTTGTATGTTTGCCCGTTCCTTGTCGAGACTTTTTCGGGGTTGCCTGTATGTAGTCTCCTCCTAAGAGACCGCCACCACCTTTTACCTTTGCCATTCTTCAATAAATTCAGTTAGTATATTTTTTGGATGAGGCACTCCAGTATCATAAAACTCTTGTGCCAAATCCTCCATTGTCGCAAAATACTCATCTTGAGAGAGATCCTTGTAAGCAACCTTACTATCAATTAGAATATTATAACGAGTCACTTAGATTACCCTTGTCTTTTCATGTCCTACACGAATGCGAGGATCGCACCAGATCTCGAAACCTGCCTCCTTTGCATCTAAGCAGAATGAGACATCTTCGCCACACATGTCCTGAACCTCGCCACTCTCAAAGACTTGCATCTTAGGAGCGAACCAAGGATAAGGCATTTCTTTATGTTCAAAGACACCGTTCTTGATAAGTAACCAACCAAAACCAGTGTAATCAACTGTAAATGGCTTCTTACGCTTACCTATACTATCTCCTGTCTCATGGTTCATCACTCCACCATTGGTACGGAAGTCATCCTCCTCTAACCAGTGAGCAACTGAAGTAGTCTTACCATCCTCTGTCATGTACCAACCAGCAGCAATATCCTGTTCCATAAGAACTAACTGCCAGAACTTCTCTGTATTATAAACGATATCTGAATCAATCCATAATTGCCAATCATATGGTAACTTACCATCCCAAGGCATTTGATCAGGTCCTCTTAGAACATTAGCACCTAAACACTTACACCGTGCGAAGTTAACCATTGACGAATAATCTTGGGAGATCTGTATCGAAGCCTGTGCTTGGACAAGATCAAAGCATAACTGTACAAAACTTTTCAAAAATGTATATGAGACGTTTCTACCAGGTAAACAGAATACAATTGTTTTACCTTTTACTATCTCCTTAGCCTTAGCGTAATCCCATTCTGGTTCTTTAGCAACCGTGGGGGATTTTGCCTTAACTGTAAATCCTTTAGTCATTAAACCTACGTAGTTTATACCATATATTATATCCCATTATGTATGGTAAGTCAACTACATTTTATAGGTAGGGTTATCAGTATGATGCGTCTATCATATTCTCTTGTTCAAATTCTTCGTATGATAACTCATCCTTAAAGTATGATTGATATATTCTTCCCCATATTAACTTAAACTCATAATCATTCAAATCCTTGAAGAGACACTCTCCTCTTAGGTATATGTGATACGTACTAGTCTTCTGTAATGATAAGTTCATCGCCATCTGTTTTAAAAGTTACTTCTGTATCTTCATACCAACCTTGGTCATTAACGACCCATTCTGGTAATCTTATAAGATATTCTCCTGTTACTGTATCAACTTCTATGGGGCGTTTTTGATCTGGGATATTTTTTTGCATACTGTGGATTATGATTTTCCATTATATATCACTTTTGAATTATTAGCAAGTCAACCCTGTGGGGATTTTTTAACAGCGAAAAAAAAATTTGGATTGCTTAAGACATTGTTCTCGCTTCCGTAACACTTTGTAGGTTAGGGTCTCTATCGGTTTTTATAACGGGCGGGGGCGACGGACCCCCACTGCCGATATACGAACCAATTGCTTAAGTGGCACTGCCCTCCCTGATCATGGCAATGCGGTCTGCTCTGTACTGTGCCTTGGCACGAACTAATACTGTTGGTAGGTCGTCAACCATTTTTGCTCCTAACCCTGTAACTCTGGTCATGGTAAAACCGCCACGATTGCCAGCACCGCCACCGCTAACGCATTTAGTCGCCTGTGGTCTGTCTATCTGTGAAAGGTTTCCCATTGCTCTGCCTTTACGGGTTGCTGATAGCATAGAGTGTTTTTGTTTGTTACTCACTTATTATAATGGGAATAAAGGACAAAATGGGGGAAGAGTGGACACTTCCCCGACTGGCACATACTACCAGTTTGAACACCACATAATGCCATTAGACTCGTCAAAGTCGAAGTCAAAGCGAAGAGCAGAGTCCCAAGTCCTGTCGTAATCGATTACTATCCAACTTGGAACATCATTTCCTATCTGCTCCATATAATCATCAACAAACTCTTCTATGCTGTCAAAATGACCATAGAAAGCACTGCCGATATGCTCAACATCTGAGATGTCCCAGATTTCAAGGAAAGCATCAACTGTATGCTCTGACCACTCGTCAAGGGCGGTCTGATAGTCTTGGAAGTATTCAAGTTCACATACTCCGAAGCGATCAATGAAATTTTCAACAGTGTCCCTGATAGTCTCACCTTCAATAAGCATTTCTACTATTGACTCTATCTCTGACTCGTAAATCTCAGAGTCGTCTTCGTCGTCTATTACCTCTGTTAACCATGCTGTGTTTTCAACCCGTGCCACCTGATAAGTGTTGTCCTTACCTACTGTAGAAATGCGATAAGGCAATGCTTTATGCTCTTCCAGTGTGAGAGGATCACCGTTAAAGAAAGACTTAAGTGAAAGAGTTGTTTGAGTCATTTGAATGAATCATTGGTATACATGTATATTAACCGCAGTTTCATGGGTTGTCTGTCTGCAATGTGCCAGTTAATAAAGTGGCACAAGTTGGTTGTTTTTCTCTGGTGGTTTGCTATTATAAGAATAACAAGAGGAAGGTAGCAGCAAAGTCGCTGCTTGATCAACGCTCGTCACTCCTCCTGTCTAAAAAAAAAAAAAAAAAAAAAAAAATAGACTCTATATGAGTCTATCTTGATATCTTCTCCATGCCATATTGTCTATAGCATCCAATGTGCCACTTGGGGATCTTTCACACAGAGCATAAAGTTGATCGTCTGTCAACTTATTATGCTTTCTGAATTCCTCCCATGCTTCG